GCGATGCTAGTGTACGGTAGACTGTGCATAGCTGCCTCTTGCTCAGCAGCCCATGAGTAGGTAGTCACCTGCTCATCGAGATCTAGATGCCTGAAGTAGTCTTCAGTGATAGCAGCACCGTGCGTCTTGTGGTCGATCAGTACGTAGTTGCCTGTCTTGTTAGACTGTACGATAAGATCCATCCGACCGCGAGCATGTACCTGCTTGTATAACCCATCATGATAAAACATTAGTGGGCCATACTGATTCTCAATGTCAAAGTTGGGTTGCCAGCCTTCAGGCATCGTGCGGGTGTCTTCCATGTAGAGAGGTTCGCCTGTGGGGGTTAGAATTGGAACGCTGAATAGATGCTCTGTGTTAACTACAGTGAAGTCATCTTCGCGCTCTGCGAACTCCTTGTAGAAACGCATCATACCCTTACCGAGTTGATGATGCAGCTCCCACTCTTCACCATCTGGATTAGGCAGCATGTCGCACAGTCCTTCTATGCGCCAGTGTCCATCAGTATGCAAGAAGGGCTTACGATCTTCAAACTCATGGATCTCTTCTTCCGAGATAATGCCACCCTCCCACTGCAAATTATACCAGTAGTCAAACGTGACTTCAGGATCTTCTTGCAGTGCAGGATTGTAGTAGCGTTGCAGTGCGTAGTGAATACCTGTACCAAACCAGAACGGGAGGTAAACACCATACACACTCTGTTTAGGTACAAGGTTTTGTTGTGCCGGACTACTCCAGAACCATCTACGGCGGCAGGCTTTAAAGGTTGCACGGTCTGAAGTGTGCAACGGGATTATGTCATACTTGGAGGGCGCAATCACTTGCTGCACCTGTGGGGGTATCGTAGCCATGAGTGCTGCTCCTGACTCTGTGGCATTGTGGGGGTAGTCGAAAGACCACCTTAGCAGGGGGGTTAGGAAAAGTCAAGGGTCATTTACGCATTAATTGAGTAGACTCCACCGGGTCGCCGTCCGACGCCCGGTGAAGCCATTTACTCAACAACCTAGCAGGACACGTTATGTCGGCTAGGTAGTCTCAGCGAGAGCAGCGCGAGCGATGCGGCGAAACTCGTTAGCGCAGTTGCATGTCACTTTTGGGCCGTGCGGATCAGTAATACAAGCGCAGGCGAAGTAGTCACCCCATCCGAGATTCGTTGCGATCTCCGTCAGCGCTGCCCGTAGTCTGATCTCCTCGGCGGTCATGCGAACCACCACCTTCCAATCTCGAAGAGGGCTGTCGCGGCCAAAGCTATGAGGTAGACGTAGCGGTTCTTCATCGTTTCACCACGATCTCTTCGTCAGTGGGCATCGTTCCCCCTGGCCTGCGCGAGAGCGGCCTCCAAAATCTGGATGTGCTCGGCAGCCGCCACGCAATCCGTCCGACACTGATTCAGTAGCTTCGGCCACTCGCCACGATCGTCGGGCAACGCGAAATCCTGCCATGCGAGCAGCGCGTCAACGTCGAAGATCGGGACGGCGATCATGCGGGCACCGGTTCGGCCTCGACAGCGGCGATCACCTTGTCGTACTCCGCCGCGGGTATCTGCGCGGTACTCTCTTGGCCGGTCGTCACAAACAGGATTTCGCGTAGCCTCGCTGATTCCACACCGTTCTCTTTCGCGATCGCGAACAGGCGCTTCCTCTGCGGCTGAGACGCGAACGCAGGATCGTCGTCGCTGCGGGCAGGAGCACCGCCGGCGAGCACAGGGGCTTCCTCCGCCGGCGGTGCTGCCGTAGTCTCCCTGCCCGCCTTCTCGGGTGTTCCCACGGCCGAAGCCGCACCCGAAGCCCAAGCCGCCAGAGCGGCGCCAGTCTCCTCGCTGATCGGACGATCCAACGGAACCATCGGCCGGTGCTGCTCCTGCAACTTGATCGGCTTCGGGATCCCGGGCTCGTCCGCCGTGAGCAGGAACGAGGCCGTCAACTCGTATGGCAGCGTCTTCTCCGCGATCGGCACCCACCCGGCAGCGCCGGTCAGAGACCGTTTCGGCACGATCAACTTCTTCCCCGGCTTGGCCGGGTCGTCGATGATCTCGACCTTCTCCTCCGCGCGGAAGCACAGGATGATGTGGGCATTCACCTGGAGGAGCCTGGACACCATCTGCTTGTGAGCCATCTTTGGCTTGATCCAGGCGGTCATCTTCACGCTGTCGCGGCCACCCATCCGCTGGAACTCTTCCTCGTGCCAGTCGAGCAGCCCGCCGGTTCCGGCGTGCTCGTGCGAGAACGAGTCAACGACGATGACGGGGTAGCCAGCGGTCGCGGCAGACTCGATCGCCTCGGCGTAGCGCTCCGGCCGGAACGGCTCCGCGAGATCGGCAACGTCGAACCTGAACTGGTCAGCGTAGTGGCGGGCCCGTCCGTTCTCGGTGTCGATCACGGCGAACTTCTTGTCGCCCGCCATGCCTGACGCGAGTCTCATCGCTGAGAACGTCTTTCCCGATCCCGTGCCTCCGGCCAAGCCGACGAGAAGCCATACGTTCTCGCGCACGGCCGGCCTGAACGAGACGGTCATGTCGAGTCCCGGGCCTCGCGGTCGAACCACTGTACTTCAGCCCACGAGGGCGACTGGACGTAGCAGACGCGAGACGGATAGGCGGGCCAGACGCCGGTCTTGAGACACTCTCGCCAGATTCCGAGCGCGTGGTCGATCTTCGCGTCCGCGAGAGCCAATGCGTCGGGGGCGATCGAGAACACCGTCAGCGCGTACGGCGCCGACGTCTCGACGACGGCGAACCGGAACTCGGGTGCCTTCCCGAAGACGGCTCGGCAGCCGCGCATGTAGAAGGCTGCCTGGAGGTCTCCGCCGATCCCGAGGAGCGTCCGGCTGTACGACTCCGGCGCCGCCGAGACGCCCGTGGTCTTGAGGTCGTCGATCGCGGCCACGTCGTCGCGCAACCAGTCGAGGCGCGCCTTGCACGTTACGCCGGCCTCCTCCCACAGGAGCGTCTGCTCGGGCAGCCCCTCGGTGAAGAGAGGCGGGGCGGCATCGTGTACGGCGAGTTGCTCGCGCACTGCCGCCACCATCAGCCGAACCTCCTCCCAGTCCTTCGCGAGGAGCGGGATCTTTCCGGCGGCGCGCGCGAGGTCGCGTTCGTCCTTCGCGGCGTTCGTGCGCCACGAGTCCGCCTCGATGACGGCCACGACGTCCTCTCGGCCCTCGAGCACGACGGCGTGCGCGGCGGAGCCGACGTCGTACTTCGCCTCGTCCTTCCGCTCGTACGTCGGGTTGAGCTTCGGGTGGGCGGCGAACGCATGCGCGGCCGAGCTCGTCAGCAGGATCTGGATGATGCTTTTCGAGAGCGTCGGCTGTTCGGCTTCGAGGTCGTCGGCGTGGTAGTCGGCGGCGTCGAGTTGGGTGAGGAGGGCGTTGAGGCTCATGCTGCCGCTCCGCACGACGGATCGGGTTCGCAGCGGAACACTTTCTCGCGGTCGAGCCGTTCGATGTGACGCATCCGCACGAGCGTTTGCTCCATCGCGCGCATCGCCACAGCCTCAGTCTCCGAACGCGGGAACTCTTCATCCCGCATCCAGGCGCGAGTCCGTCGCACCAGTTCCCGCAGGTTGTCGGGGTCCAAGCCGACGAACGGATCCGCTGCGATCTCGGCGCAGCGGGGGCAGCCATCGACGAGGCCGTGCTCGACGATCCTCGGGTGCTGAATGTGGCTCATGCTGCATCGCCTCCGACTTTCCGAGACCACGAGTCCAGGGCAACTACCGTCGCCTTCCCGTGGTCTCGATCTTTCTGGGGTACCCCCGCATCCAAGACCGCCAGCCGAATTGCGTCGAGCGCCGTCAGCGCCTGCAACATCGCCTCCTCGAGCGAGTCGAGCAGATCAATCGTGTCCTGTTCGCGCAACTCTTCGCGCACCAGTCTGTAGGCGGAACGTACGGTCGCAGAGTCGAAGGTGTTCATCGACGTTGCCCCCTTCCGACGTTGAGGTGTGCTCGGCGTTGCAGCCGGCGGCAGCGGTCTCTCTCCCGCCAGTCCGCGTACGTCCAGATGAGCAGTAGGGCGAGCAGGCCGAAGGAGACGATGAGCATGTCGATGCCGGTTGTCATTACAGTTCACCTCCAGTGGCTCCGGCCGCGCGCCCACCGTCCAAGTGGTTGCGGCCGGAGCCGTTCGTGTTTCGGGTTGCTGTTCGTCTGTTGAGCGAGCCGACAGCATTTGCAGGCGAGCATGCGGCCACGGGGGATGTGGGCTCGCCGCCGACCGGCTCGCTCAACGCACGAACAGGAAGCCGGCTGATTCGTTCCGCGATCAGCATCGCGTGGAACCTGCGGGCGTTCGCGTCGGACTTCTCCCGTGCTGATCGTTCACGCTTCACATCGGCCTTCAACGTTTCGATCCGGGCTAGCAGCCTGTCGGTGTGCAGGATCGTCCGACGGGAGTCGTTGACACGCGCGCGGAGGAACTCACGGGTCGCGGCGTTCACGCTGCTGCCTCGAAGAAGAACTCCATCGGGGCGCCCGTAGCCGCAGCGATCAGACGCAGATTTCCGATCCTCGGAACCCTCGCGCCGCTCTCCCACTTCGCCACCGACGCAAGCGACAAACCCGACGCCTGCGCTAGTTTCTCCTGCGTCAGACCGGCTGCTAGACGGGCCGCGACGATGCGCTCGGCGATCTCAGGGGTTGACGTAGCACTCATCAGGTACTATTTGTACCAGTACCGAATGAGTATTACAAGTACCCGTACGAATAGAGCCGCGACAGGAAGAAGCTGATGCGGCAGCAGGAGGAGATCCTGCGGCGCACCGCGCCGCCCGTCTAGAGCACGATGGCGAGGATGCGTTCCGCCGGGCATCCTGCCGCGACAAGACGACGCAACTCACCGATGTCGGCGTGTGATTCTGCGAACACCAGTGCGTCCTCGGGGATCAAGCCCGCCTGCCGTGCCTGTTGGTAGCGGTACCGGAACACGCCTGCCTCTTCGTCGGTGAGGTCGGGGGCGGGGGCGT